GGATTATCTCTATTTCTATTTTCAAGACTTGGATAAGTTCCTTTACATACTTTAGATGGTTTTCTTATATAAGTTAATTCTAACTTACTAGGATTTAATTCATCTTCAGCATATAAATACAATCTATTGTTCCTAATTGTTCCTATAATGTATTGAAATCTTTTAGATGTTCTTTTATGAAATGAACGTCTTGCAGTTGCTAAATCTCCGTGTTGTTCTATGTTCACATCGTAAGCTATATCACATCCATTTTCAAAAACTCTAGCACTACGATAAGACCTATAGTCTTGAGGAAATTCATAATAGAATATTTTGTCATCTAATAGTGTTAACTCTTGTTTAGGAAATTCTGGATATGATACAACTAATGTGTGTAACATATCAATTCTTTGTTGAGTAACTTCAAAACCTATATTAAAATTCTTAGGATTTCTACCATGTATAAATATCTCCAAATACTCAAATATAGCAGTATTTAATACTTCATCCTTTTCAACATCAGTAAGATACTTTTGGTGATTATTAGATAACTTATTATAACCTTGTTCCAATTTGAAATGGAGAAAATCTATATTTATCGGCATTTAATTCCTTTTTGTTTCAATTCACTTAATAGTTTGTGATATACATTATCATCAGTTAAATCAGGGTCGTATGCTTCCATTTCTTGATACAACATATTCTCTATTTTTGTTTTAGATGCTCCTAAGTTATACAGGTTTTCAATTCCTTTTTGACTTCTCCAAAAGTGTTTACCGCCTGTAAGATAAAAGATTCCAGTATTGATAGCTTGTTGAATCATGTAACGAATGTAAACTTTATCCTTATCTTTCAATAATATGTCGTATTGTTCTAAGAACTGCATGATTCTTTCATCTTGAGTTCCTTTAGATACTTTACGTTGTTCCCAAATATGATTCTTTAAAGACATTTCTACTAAAGAATCAGATGCTTCTCCAGTAACTAAATCCATAACTACAGATAATTGGTATCTGGTAAACATATCATAGTTAGCAAATAATAATCCTAACTTTGTAAGTCCATCCATAACAATATCAATCTTTTTGTTAGCTTCTTTAATAGCTTCTTCTTCTTCAGCAATATAGAACTCATGTATATTTTCATTTACTTGATTCTTATCTAAAGCTATCTTTGGATGATTCTTTAGAAGTTGTATTGCTAATCTACCTCTTGATGTATCAGAAGAAAACACATTAGTTCCTTCTTGTAGCCATATCTTAAATTGTTCTAATTCTGATTGATTGTTAAGTCTATCAGCAATCTTTACATCATTCATGATTTGGCTCATTAATGGAGTATTTGTTGTAGAAGTATAAGTTCCAGCAATCATATCATCCATTATTTCATACAACATCTGTAGTGTTATCTGTTTCTGTTTAGTTACACTATCAAAATTAGAGAACCAGTTGCTACCAAAATTAATCTGGTCTTTTGATAACTCATAGTATGGATTGTCAATCAATTCATCTAATCCTGTTAACAACTGGTTTCCATTTCTTACAAAACTAAACGGTATAGATATTCCTTTAGACCTAGTTCTTCCCATCGAAATAGTAGTTCCATCATCACGCTTATACTCGTAAGTATGTCTTCCTTGCGCTGATGTACGTGGTACGTGAACCACATAGATTTTTTGTCCCTTAATCATAGGCTGTAATAATTATTTTATTTGTTTACGATACATAACCTGGAACCCACTCAATACGACCTACCGCACTAGTATCCCAAATATTTAATGAACCACTCATTTCTCTGTAAATACTTAATGTTTTACCAAACTTGTAAGCATTAGAACCATCTTTAACAATACCATTTTTAAAGTCAATAGCGTTAGCTACAGAAAAATAGTAGTCAATATTATCTTCCATAACCATACAAATGTTATTACCATTTGAGTTTTCAGCAGCATTTTCAGTTTGTCCAAACTCTAGGATATCAATTTGAAATGATTCTAGTGGTAAGTAAGAACCTGGTGCTTTCTCTTTGTATAATGTATCATCATCTTTAGATGGGTCATACATAATAGTTACATCAATACCCATTGGTAACTTGATACGAGTAAACTGGAATCCCCATTCTTTCTCATACTTATGTACTCCAGTAGGTTCAGCATTATCTCTTAAAGCAAATCCTGGCTCTAGTGTCTGGAATACAGATGCTTGTTGTGCAATAAGTGTTGACAAGTAACTAATAGCTCCAGTTCCACCAACTAACATAGGTTTACGATTCATAAAACCTCTTCTACGATATAGTACTTGATGTAAGAAATCATATAAGTTATTTAGTGTAAAGTTACCTCCATGTGGCATATATTGTCCATCACGAACTAACTGTCTCCAGCCTGGTGCAGTTTTCTTTACTCTCTTAGAATCTTGGTCAGTATCAATTTGTAATCTACCAAATTCACACATCATCTCTCTATCCATCTCAGTACGCTCTAACAATCTTTCTTCAGCTTTAGTAATAAACATACCTTTCTGAATAATCTCATTAGTATTTTTATTCTTCAAACTAGCTTGATATATGTGTCCACGAGAGAAAGCATCTCTGTATTTCTTACCATCATGGTCATCATAAGTTCCAGTATTAGATTTACCAGACTTACTAGCTGATAATTCCATACGAATAAATCTATCTGTGAAAGATACTTCGTTAGCATATTGACCTACAACACCACGAAGTTTCATTTGACTTGAGTATTGGTCAGTACCATATTTAGTATTCTCCTCATTAGTTACACGAGTAGATACACGAGTGATTACTTGTCCAGGTTTTAACCATTCAACAGGAATCCAGCTATTAGGATTACCATCCTGAATCTTAACTTCATATCTAAATGAGTGAGTTCCAAGTGGTTCTGGTCCAGATATAATTTCTAGTAATGGAGCATTATCAGATGCAGTTTTAAGTACTACGGGTGCTTTCAACCAATTACGGTCTAAAGCAATAGCAAAAGTAGTATTAGCTTTTCCAGGATTAGCATTGTCAGATACTAACAATTCAGTAACACGGAAGTCAACATCAGCATCACCAATTACAGACCAAGCATACTCATTACGACCACCAGGAATTACACAGTAATTACCTTGAGCCATAGTTAAATAGTTCCAACGCTTGTTAGTTAAACCTAAATTGGTTGAACTAGAAAACAAACGTGCAGTCATAACACCAAAGTCATAAGGTTGGTCATCTCTAAACAATGCACTATGAGATACACTATCAAAGAAATTACCACCGAATCCTTTGTATTCTGTTACTTTAAGAGCGGTTTTTCTTTCCATTTTATTATTATTTTATATAAGTTCTAATTCTGATAAATCTACTTTAGGATTTCCACCTTTCGATGATTTGTTATTAGCTAGTGATGAACTAGACCAATATTTCTCTACAGTATCTTTAACTCCCTTTACTGAAGGACTAAATGCTGATTTCTTGTATTTATCTAAGTTTATATCTTCTCCATCATAATTAGCTAAGAAGTCTACTAATTTTACTAATGCTTTAGGATTCTCAAACAGATGTTCCATTCTAGTCTTAAAGTTACCACTTGTAAACTCATGAGCAATTACTTGCTTATGGTCATCTCTCCAATTAGTACTGTTTAATACTTGTCCAAAGTTTTGTACAAATACTTCTTGTTGTTGTTGTTCTACTTGTTCTTGTTGTCTAATGTATTCAAGTTGACTATTCATTTCTTGTTGTCTTACTTGCTCATCTTTTCTAAACTGTCTTATTGATTCTTTAGCTAATTGATTTCTATCTTTTAAGTAATCAATTCTATCTTCAATTTCTTCATCATCAAGACCTTCAGCTTTTAATGAGTTAGTAAGATAATTCTCAGCTAAATCAGTATCACTCTGTAAATCCTGTTCAGTAAATGAAGGTGGTTGATATTGCATCAAAAAGTTAGCTACTTCTTCAGGAGTTACATCATCCTTTAGCGTAGCATATTCAATAATGGGTTGTAGAAAAGGTGGAAAGTTTTGTATAGCACTTACTAATGATACTTGAGCTTGTTTATCTAAAGCTTCTTTCAATGAATCAAAAGTACCATCAAACTCATGGTCGATAGTAAGAAAATTATTATCCTTGTAATAATTAAAAGCTGCAACAGCATTGTCATCCGTATCAACATTATCTGACGATTCATCTTCAGAATCATCATCAAGATTGTCATCTTCTTCAGGAATCTCATCATTGACTACTTTATCATCAACAACTTTATCCTCTTCTTCTTGTTCTATAAAGTCGAAATCCAACTCTGGTAGAAAATCATCTCCTATTTCCATAAGCAAATATATTTTATGTTTATCAATTAATTCTATTTAGATGACTTAGTATTCTCTTTTTTAGAAATTCTTGCTATTCTTTCTTTTGAAGCAATATCTTTCTCTTTAATATCTAACTCTCTATCTTTTTGGTTTAATCCTTTCATAGCTCTATATGCTTCGATATGGTCTGGAACTCCATCTTTATCTTGATTTAAATCATCAGTAAACTTATAGACATCCATAGCTTTTATTTCAGCATCTAATTGTTTAGTTAAAGTGATTTGTTCCATCTTATTATTATGCTCTTGTTGCTTCATTTGTGCTTGAGCTTGTAATTGTTGCTCTTGCATTTGTTGTTGCTGTTGTCCTTGTTGCTGCATTCTTTGTTCTTGTTCTCTAGCTGCTGCAGCAATCATCTTATGTACTTTTTCAGGACTATCACCTCTAGTCATTGCCATAACTAATTCTGATATTCTTTCAGCTCCTTCTCCAGCATTTTGTGCTAATGGTTGTATCATTTGTGTCATCATTTGACGATACCTTTCATTATAGTCACCATCATGAATAAAGATTCCTAAATCTTCATGATTTAATAACTCTGGTTTAATTCTTATAGTCTTTTTCATTCCATCGCTAGTAACATAGTTTAAGAATGTTTCAGTTTTTTCAGGATTGTTTTCAAAGAATCTACGATAGTAATTACTAAATTGTGTAACATATTCATTTACAGTTTCTTTCATTACTAATTGATGTAGTCTAAAGTATTCTTCAGCCATAGTATATGACTGTGCTATAGCTTGTTGATTATCTGATACATTAGAACTTGGAGAGAATATACCTTCAGCTTGTGGTGGTACTAACATTTGCATTCCCATTTCTCTATCTATCAAATCTAACAACTGTTGCATATTAACTATCTCACCAATAGAACCAGCTTGTTCAGCTGTAACTGCTGTAGTTCTTTGATTGTTTGGAAGTCCTGATGTAGTAGCTGTTGGGTCATAGTAACTATCTCCTAGTGTACGTCTTAAGTATCTCCATACTTTTAGTTTATCAGCACCTTCATATAATGGATTACCATTTTCATCCATAGCTAGATAATCAGGAATCTGACTAGCATCAATATTCTTTATATAACCTTCGTATTTAGCTAACTCTCTATTCTGTAAATCTTTAACAAATGTATATTGTAATAGTGATGGTAATGCTCTTTCTACTAATGATATAGATTCAGCATTTAATCCTGAGAATATTCTACCTTTACAAGATAACTCAAAATCATAAGGATTATCAATAGATAATGGTTGATTAGGAACTTCTCTCATATCAGTAAATATATCATAACCATATCTAGTTATTTCATATCTTCTAGGTATATACATCTTTTCAGCATATACTACATTACCAAATTCATCTATCCATTCATGTCTTTTAGCTTTCTGATTATATCTATTGATAATAAATGTAGTAACTGCATCTTCAGGAATAGGATATTTACTATCTACAACTTCAGTAATTACTTCATTGTATTCATTAAACATTGTAAGAAATATAACTTCTCTATAAGCCTTAAACTCTAAGTAAGTTTTCCATATTAACTGATTAGCTCTATATCTTCTATCTCCAGATGTTCCTGTTGATTGTCCTATGTATCTATTATCATGAAACCTAGATTCCATTCCTTCTTCTACACTAAGATAATTATATTGAGATTTAGCTTGTCCACTTGTTACATCCCATGCTGCATTAGGAGTTAAATAGTTAGATGAAGTATAACCTCGTAGTCTTTCAAGTACATCATCTTCTACTTTACCTTCTAATTCATCAATAGCTTCTGTAACTGTAATTGGAGTTCTATACCACCAATAATCTCCTTTCTCTATTCTTTCTTCATTACTATTCTTATGAAAACCACAATGGAGTGTATTTAATACCATTGGATGTGGTTGTCCATTCTTTTCTATAACTACCATAAAACATCTATCTACTGCGAGTACATGTTTAAATGATAATGACTTTAATGACTTAATATCAAACTTTACTTTAAAGTATTCTACAACATCATTATAGAATATTTCCATTTCACTCTTAAAATTCTTTATATCTATATCTTCAGGTTTAGGCATAGTACGCATAGATTCTTCAATCTGTTCTGCATTAGCACCTCCAGCTTCCAGTTGTGCTTGAAATATCATTAACTCTTGATTGATTGCTGCTTCTAATACTTTCTTGAGTTCTGAATCTTTTGCAGCATTATCTCTATCAGATAATAATAATACATCAAAATTATCACCTCGTTTAAGCATTTGCCCAACGAGATACATAAACTTAGGATATAGTCTATTATAGATAACTATTTCTCTATCTTGTTCAAATGGCAACTTGAACATATCTCCTTCAGGATTACATAACTCATATAATTGTCTGAATAATACACTACCATCATTATTAAGAATAGCATAGATAAGCCTATACTTCTCATAAGATTCCATATTGGTATTATTAAAAGGAACGATAGTATTCATTACGCTTTTATACCAATCTTCTGATTTATTTTTTTCTCTTAAGTTGAATACCGCTTCCATCTATTATTTATATGATTACGTATTGTCTGCAATGCTACAGTTTTCGATTTATTCATCATTCTATGATTCTGTTCACCGATAGCTAATGTTATTCCTAATAACGCTGAAACACCATCAAAGTTTCCTTTTAGTGTGTAACTCTTTATTTGCCTAACGGTAAATATACATGGTATTCTTTCTAAGTTAGAATACTCTATCCCATTAATTTCTTTTTTTTCTAAAAGCCAATCTCTTAAAGCATCTATTAATGATATCTTTGCTAGACTATTTCCTACTATATATCCAGTTTGACTTACAGTTCTGGAATAGATAAATTGACCTTGTTCGAATTGTGGTCTAAGACATAGTAAATCAGCTTTCTTTTTCTTTAGAAAATAAGCTCTAAGTCTATCTCCTCTATTAGCTTCATACCATAAGTTTCTAACTGGATTACCATATAGTGCCATTCCCATCTCTAGTATCTCATTATATCTATCTATACCATCTAAGTTTTTACCTATGTATGCAGCAGCCATATCATTTCCTGGTAATCCATATACTTCATACTTAGGATTAACAATATAATATGCAGCACCTAATGAACCACCTTTATCCATCTCATCTGATATATATGGGTCATGTAGTACAATAATAGCATCATTAGGAATTACACCATTTATCTTTAGTTTATCAGGACTTATATACATCATAAATTCACCACCTAATTCATCTCCAGTTTTAATTGGAAAGTTGTAGATTGGTTTACCATTTGTTTTAATCTGATAATTAACTCCATATTGTGCAGCACTATCCCAATATAATTCTATAGCTGAACCTAATGTTTGATAAGTATTGTCATGTATTAATGCTTTTTCTCTTTCTTCAGCTTCTTTTATAGGCATTAATGAACCACCTTCTGATAACCACATATCTGTGATTTTCAATGGATAGTTCATTCTTTGTCTTATTAATACTTTAGGGTCTGTAGATTTAGATGCTTTCTTTTCTTCTTGTTGATAGAATGCTATAGCTTTAGGTATATCTGTATTACCATCTTTATCTTTAAATCTCTTATCTGTAATGTATGCTGGTAAAAATAAACATTGGTCTTGTTCACCATATCTAAACTTCAAGCAATTATAATCTTCAGGATGCGTAAATATCTTCATAGCATCATGTAGTGTTTCTATATTACCTGAAGTTCCAATTCCCCATTGTACACCAAACTGTTCACCATCTGTTTTAACTACCGCTGTATTTGATAACCATGCTTCTATGAATAATTCCATCAATCCTATCTCCTCATATACTATAAGATTTCTTCTACCACCAGCTCCTGATTGTCCACCATCTCTTTTGTTTGTAGAATATACATTATGATATAGTGTAGAACCAGTTCCTATTTCTTTCCATTCATTCTTAATCTTTACTGGAGTAGTATTACGCCAAGGATTATCTTTGTTATTAGCACTAATATGTCCAGTCATTCGTTTCCAAAATGGACATGGTTCATATTCATCATCTCCAGGTTTACCCCATACTCCAAACTCATGATTTAATGCTAACTCATCTAATGATGCTTCTATCTTTTCAGCTAGTTCACTAGATTTATCTTTTCTTCCTGAACCTAAATCTATTTCAGCTTTTAACTCTCTTCTAGTATCTCCAGGTTTATAATACTTTTCTCCATCGAATATTAATTCAAATAGAATACACATTAGTGCAGCAGTATATGATTTACCACCACCTCGAGAACCAAGTATAACAAAGTTTTTAGCATCATTATAATATAATGGTCTACCTAATGGTTTATCATGTAGTTGAAATAGATAATCTCTAGGATGTATAAATTCTTTTAAGAATCCTTTCTTATTAAATAGTGTAATCTTTTCTTCTAATACTATATGATAAGCATCAGGATTTAATACTTTCCAGTTACAAGTATATTCATCATCATCTTCAAATCCTGAAAATCCTTGTGCTTCAAGATAATAATAAGCAATATGCCATTCTATATCTCTAATACTAGGTTTAAGTTTTAATCTAGCTTTTGTTTTCTTATCAGTTTCTACAATAGTACAGTAGTTACCATAGAATCCTAATCTTCCGGGTACATATCTATATTGACCAAACTGTTGATACCAAATACCTTCTATACATTTAGACCTAATAGTTTGCCAAAATAGATTATAACGAGGGTCATCAGGATGGTATCTTTCAGGTTTAAATTGATTGAGTATTCCTTCTAAGTCCTCTATTCTAATCCATTGGAACTCCCACTCACTATTGCAAGTAGTTACTTTAGCTACTTCTGACATATTCTTTAAATGTTATCCATGACCAATCAAAGTATTGCATTTCAACGTAATTAGGTTGATACATAATTGGACAATCTTTAGCTGTTATATCATAGTGTCTATACACATTATCTATAGTCAATTTATGTCTTGCTAATAATATATTAATAAGATACTTAGTATTCTTTAGTGTATCTGCATAATTACTATTTGTATTAACACACATTTCTATACCAATAAAATAGTTATTAGCACTATCTCCAGCTGGAACTAATTGCCTTCTAATAGGTAGATTAGCACGTCTAGGTTTATCACCTACATGCCATGCTACTTCATTATCAGGAATCATTTGTATAATATTCTTATCATCTACTACATAATGACAACTAGCTTGTACTGGAGTATGTCCAAAGTATTTTAGATGTGATTCTGCTCCAGCTGTAGGTTTTACATTAGCAGTCCAATGTACTATAATACCTTTTAATTGTTTTAGTTTTCTTTCTGGTCTATTATTATCTACCAGTTTAACTTGTATCTCTACCATAAGTCTCCTTTTTCAGATTTAGTTAATTTAGAACCACCTTTAGCTCTTGCTGATTGTTTATCTTTAATAAACTCTTCTTCTATCTTTTGATACTTTTGGTATATAGATAGAGAATCTTTCTGTAACATATTTATCTGTGTTGCAGTACCTTTTATTACTATAGTTTTACCATCAAGAAAACTTGTAGTATCTAAAGTTAATTCAGTATCAGCTATTAGTTTAGCTCGTTTTCTTAATTGATTCTTTTCTTCTGCATAAGCTCTTTGTACAGCAGTCATACATTCTAATGGATAAGCATCTAAGCATTTAACAAAGTCTGGATTATCCCAATCTATGTCTTTAACAAAAGTATCTTTTAACATTTTCTTTCGTTCTTCAAATGCCATTCTATAGAATATATTATCATGTTCATCAGGGTCACACATAAAGAATACAGTCCACATTTGTCGTGATGAGAAATCTTTATCTTTAGACTTATCTTTATCATACAACAAATGAAATGGATAGTATATCTTAAACTGTGGATTTACTTCCCAGAAGTTAGTAGCTTGGTCTAGTATTCTATAGTTTATCTTAATCATCTTGTTACTCTTGCTTTAACAATATACTCCGTAGTATTAATTTTTAATAGTACGAATCTATCAAAGACATCATCATCAGGATTCTTTACTTTACCAACACTCATATTTAGTGTTACAGTATTATCTTTAAAACTAGTTGATAAACATCCACAAGATACTTCTGTATGTTCTACTGGTTCATCAACTGTTATAGTTGTTGTGGCTACACTATTCTCTTTGTGTTCACCTAAATTAATCTCCAACATATATTTCGTCTAGTTTTAGTCTGAATAAACAACGTTTTACACTCGCAGATATTTCACTCATTACATTCTTAATAGCTTCATCTTTCTCTGTAGCAATAGAAGATTTAATCATATTATTTAAACCTCTAAAGTAAGTAATTACATCATCTGATGGAGGAATATCTAAAGACTTAGGTTGTACAATATTAAACGTATCCATCATGTATATCTCTACTAGCGTGTCTACTAAAGGTTGTATCTCATCATAATATGACGCTAATGCTTCATGAGTTCCTAGTCGTCTAATAGTCCAATGTTTATATTTAGCATATATTAAACTCTGTACTATTGTTGCTACTATTTTACTAAAATTTTCCATTAGGACATTTTTTATTAGTTAATACCATTTCATCAAAATCACAACCACATACTAAACAGTAACCCTTTTCAAAGCATGGCTTACACCTTCTAGCTTTTTCTAATGGGTGCATTTCAGTCATCAACCAAAGAGAGAGTTTGGCTTTCACTATGAAAACCAAACCCTTCACTAAATCTTTAGGATGGCTTATCAGATACTTTGTCACTAAATTTAATTTCAAGACCGATAGTTTTTAATACCATTTTAAGAATCATTCCAAACATTCCAGTAGGTAAACCAATTTGTAATTCTTTACCTTCGCACTCTACAAAACTTTCATCTACTTTGTTATAAACAAATTGAATAAGTTTTACTGCTGTTGCATAGTTAAGAACTACTTTACCATCGGTGTTGATATACTTATCACCGAGTTCTGACATAAATTCTCCCACATTAACTGTGTGACAACCAGCCTTTTTTACAAATTGAGCCATAATTATGATTTTTTAATGATTAAAGTGACATCATTGATTGGGTCTACAGCTAAATAGCCAAAGTGTTTATTACTAATATCTGTTGGTGCTTCAAAGTCATACCAATCAGATAGAGTAAATCCATGAGCTAAATGAGCTGGAGTATCTACTGAAGGTTTTTCAGCTAATACACATCTTCTATTTATTTCTACTATATCTCCAGCTTTAATATGTGTAACATGTTCAGGAACTGCTACTACTACACACTTTCTTGAAAATGCCCATGGTGAATCTATGGTTTGTCTAATACCAATACCATTCTGTGTCATTTCCTTCATTGGAATCTTTGGAGCAATAATTAATCCTGACTTAGTTCTAGTTGCTTCAATATGATAAGCTCTTACTACAGCAATATGTACTGGAGTGATACTTTTATAATCTTCATCTAACACATTAATATTACTATTATAATCCTTAATGAGTTGCTCTGTCTTATCCCAATGGTCAGTAACTCTTGCTAAATCAAAACTTTCTTTACCAACTTCTGTTGATTCACCACTCATTCCAGTAAATAGAATCTTTCTATTAGGGTCTGGAAAGTTAGCTGCTGCAAATTCTGCAACATTTACACTCATTGCAGGTTTATCATACCTCTTCTTTGTCATAATACTTTTTTATAATGTTATTAATATATTCTAGTTCTTTACTTTCTGGTCTGTGTATCTCTAACTTTTTACGTTTAGCTATTAGTTTTCTATCTTTCAAATTAAACTTACCCAACCATTCCAGTAGTACATATTTAGTATTCTCTAGTGGATTTCGTAATATATGTTTTAACTTTAGTTCAAAGTCTTGAATAACAAACTTTACTACAGCTTTACTTTTACCACAATCATTAGCCACCATTGAATATATATCACTTTTACTACTTGGTAGCATAATCTGTTATATGGAATGAGAATACAAATTGTACATCTTCTTGATTAGTTACAAAGGTATGAAACTTTATTAACTTATCACTTAAAAACCCGTAACTATCTACTAAGTTTAATGACATCAATTCTTTCTTGACTTGAGTAAGTCTTGGTGCTTTCATTCTTAGGTCTTGCATAATATCTACAGAGTAAGGTTTAGCAAAGTAATTTCTAGTAGGGTTTTTAGCCATAATATAAGATATAGTTTCTAATGCTCTATCTCCAAACTTAAAATTCTTTCTAAGACTAAGTAACTTGAAGTAAGTTTCCCAGAAATTCATTCTACTTACTCCTTGTGTTGATAATGCTTGTTGTCCAACTTTTCCAGTTAGCAAATTTACTTCCATTTTATTATTTGTATTCCAGCTGTTAACGATATTGTTTTGTTTATCATATTATACTGCATACCTAATACATGATTCTGTTTAGTTTTATACATTAGTCCTAAAGCATAATCTTTATTAGTATAAATAGTTCCTGTAAATAACAAACTACTTTCTGGAGTAGCTATTTTTACATATTCTATTGTTCTTTCAGGATTTACTACAACAGTATTAGTGAACATACTCTGTATTTCTAAAGTATCTAATTTAATACCTCTTTTAGTTCCCATGTAATAACCTCTTACATTTAGTGTATCAAATATAGATACACTTCCTTGTCTACTACTTAATAAATAAGTTCTTAATCTATCATCTACTACTATTGTAGTATCATTATCTTCTATTATACTATCTACACTTACTTGAGTATCTACTAACTTTCCAGGTCTATAACTATTTGTAACAGATACTTTATTTTGTACTACAGCACAAGTATCTTTAAATACAGTAACATATTCTTTCTTTACTTTAGTATCAGTAACAAATTCTATACCTAATCCTTTGTTATCGAATACAGTAAAGTAAATTGTTCCTAATATTAATCCTATAACTAT